AGCCTCAAGGGCGTCGTCGGTGGTGAGGATGCACAGGCCGTCACGGTAGCTCGTGCTTGTGCCATAGCCAAAGCGTTTACCATCGCCCGAACCCCCGCCGAAAAAGCCGTAGCCGTAGCCGTCGCCGCTGCCGTCGCCGTAGTCGTCGCCGTCGCCGTAGTCGTCGCCGAAGCCGTCGCCGTCGCCGTCGCCGAAGCCAAAGCCATGGCCGTCGCCGTAGTTGTAGCCATCGTCGTCGTTGGATTCCAGTGTGGTCATAAATAGGTCAGCGCCTCAAGGGCGTCATGGGTGGTGAGGATGTTGGCGTCGCCGAAGCCCTCGCCGTCGCCGTCGCTGTCGCCGTCGCTGTCGCCGGTGGCGTTGCCGTAGCCGTAGCCGTCGCCTCGCATCTCGCCGTAGCCGTAGCCGTAGCCGTAGCCGTAGCCGTAGCCGGAGCCGTCGCCGTAGCCCTCGCCCGTGCCTTTGCCGTCGCGGCCGCCGTTGAGTTGTAAGGTTGTCATAAATAGGTCAGCGCCTCAAGGGCGTCGTCGGTGGTGAGGATGTTGGCGTCATGTTCGTCGCCGTCGCTACCATTGCCAATGGTATCGCCGATGCCACAGCCATAGCCGTCGCCGGAGCCGTCGCCGCCGGAGCCGTCGCCGTCGCCGGAGCCGTTGCCGTAGGCAAGCCCGTCGCCGTGGCCGTTGCCCCAGCCGCCGCCTCCGTCGCCGTAGCCGTAGCCGTAGGCGCCGTCGCCGCCGAGGGAGCCATCGCCATTGCCGTTGAGTTGTAAGGTTGTCATAAATAGGTCAGCGCCTCAAGGGCGTCATGGGTGGTGAGGATGTTGACGCCGTCGTCGTCGCCGTAGCTATCGGGGTCGCCGTCGCCATAGCCGTCGCCGCCGAAGCCGAAGCCGTAGCCGTAGCCGGCGCCGGAGCCGTAGCCGTAGGCGCCGTCGCCGTCGCCGATGCGGTAGTCGGAGCCGTCGCCGTAGCCGCCGCCTCCGTCGCCATAGCCGTCGCCGCCGAAGCCGAAGCCGCCGAGGGAGCCATCGCCATTGCCGTTGAGTTGTAAGGTTGTCATAAGAGTTTAAGAGGGCCACCCCTCGCGGGGGAGCCCGATGAACGCTCAGAACTTCCAACCTTTCTCGGACGCTGGGAGAGCGAACACGAGGCGGGCGTAGGGGATGAGCAACACGCCGACGGGGTCGGCGGCGGTCTGCTTCGTGGGGCCGCCGGTGATCTCACCGAGGCCGGCCGTGGTGCCCCACTTGCGGAGTTGCTTGGCGTGCTGCACGAGGAGCATGCCGTTCTGGGTGACGACGTCGCCAACGAAGACGAAGCCGTTGTCGACGACGAGGATATTCCAACCAGTGACTGAATTTTGTTTAGTGGTCATGTGTGTATCTGTTTTCTGATGTTGTTGTTGTTTACCTATCGGGAAATTGTCGCGAGCGCCTCAAGGGCGTCATGGGTGGTGAGGATGTTGGCGCCGTATTCGTAGCGGTCGGCGTCGCCGTAGCCTTCGCCGGTGGCGTTGCCGTCACCATAGCGCACGCCATAGCCGACGCCAAGGCCGGTGCCGCAGCCGTCGCCCTCGAAATCGTGGCTGAGGCCGTAGCCGCACCCGTGGCCGTGCTGGTCGTCGTAGCCGGTGCCTTTGCCGTCACCCTCGCCCCAGCCGTAGCGATAGCCGATGCCATAGCCTAAGCAGGAGTCTATGCCGTAGCCGATGGGGCCGTCACTGTAGCGGTCGAAGGGGTTGCCTTCGCCGAAGTCGTCGAGTTGTAAGGTTGTCATAAGAGTTTAAGAGGGCCACCCCGTGAGGGGGAGCCCGATAAACGCTCAGTGGATCGCCACCGTGCGGCCGGTCTGGGCGACGTTGGCCGTGGTGCAGAGCCAGAGGGTCGGAATCTCGTTGTGCTCGGGCTCGGGCCCTTCGAGGTCGGTGAGGTAGACGATGCCGGCGATGGAGTCGCCCGCCTCGATCAGCTCGGCAGCACGGGCGAACGGGGGACGGAAGTCCGTGCCACCACCGGCCTGCGCCTTGATCGGCGCCTCCTCGCCGGCTTCGAGCCAGTGCTCGTTGTGAATCTCGGCGTCGCAGTCCATCACGATTGACGCGCAGCCGAGGTCGGCCGTGCATTGCGCGATGAGCGCGGTAAACTCGCCGACGAGCTGGTCGTTGATGCTGCCCGAGGTGTCGCGCACGAACAGCACGCGGCCGGTCTCGTTGACCTTGCGGCGCGGGTAGATGACCGGCGCGGTCGCCATGCGGCGAGCCGAGCGGGTCCAGTCGTTGCGCGTCGCGACCGATGAGCGGACGAAGTCGGCCGTCTCTTGTCGCCAGTCGACGCGGGTCGGCGCCGTGAGCGAGTCGATCAGGCGTTGCAGGTCGGCCGGCACGTTGCCGCGTCCGAGCGACTTGGCGGCCATGTCGGCGGCCACGAGGGCGCGCTTCCACTTTTCCTGCATGCTCGGGGCCGGCGTCTGACCGGCCTTGGCGGCCGGCGCGGGCGCTGGGGCCTCGAAGCCGCCGCAGGAGCCGTTGCCCTGCTGGGGCTGACCTTGGCCGGCGCCCTGCTGGGGTTGGCCCTGCTGGGGTTGCGGTGGGGGCGTCGGGCGCTTGGCGAGCGCGGCGAGGATTTCCTCCTCGGCCATGCCGTCGAACTTGGCGTCGAGTAGGCCGCCCTTTGGCATCGAGATGCCGGCGACCTTGGCGAGCACCGCGTTGATGGCGTAGTCGCCGGCCTCGTTGCCCTGCTCGTTGAGCGGGAGCCGGTGGAAGTGATCGTGAGCGCAGTGGAGCGTCTCGTGCAGGAGCACGAACCGCACCTCGGCGTCAGTGAGGCCCTCGACGAACTTGGGCGACCATTTGATCGTCGAGCCATTCGTGCACGCCGTGTCGACGGTGTCGTCGATCACGTCGGCGAGGTTAGAAGCGAGCGAGCCGTAGAAGGCTACGGCCGGCGTGGTAAGCGCCCAGTAGCGGGCGCGGTCGATTGAGACGGGTGTGGAGCTCATAGGTTGAAGAGAGAGCAGAGGTTGTTGGCTTTCTGGGCGATGTCGGCGCGGGCGAAGGGATCGTCGCGCAGGGTGGCGGCGTCGTGCTCGACGAGCTCGCCGGCTTGCTTGGCGAGTGCGGCGATGCTGGGATCGTCGGCCAAGTTGAGGTCGGGCACGAGAGCGAGGAGCTCGGCGAGGTTGCTCATGAGCGTGTCGCGGAAGATCGCCTTGGGGTCCTTTAGCTTCTGGGCGACCTTGAGGACCGCGTCGGCGAGGCGCTCGCGGAGGTCGTCCTGCGCGGCGCCGGCGGCCTCGGCCATCCACTCGGCCCACTGACCGACGTCGGGGACGGGGAGGTAGCGGGTCTCGAAGCGGAACTTCGAGGCGACGATGTCGTGGGCCGGCCATTGCGTCGCGATGTAAAGGCCGTTGAGGCGCTTGGGTGCGTCGGCGCGGACGGCGTCATAGTCGGCGAGGAAGGTCTGAACCAACGCCGCGATGCGCGTGGCGAAGTCCTGCATGATCGCGGCGTGCTCGAACTGGCGAGCGGCCGGCAACAGGCGCAGACCCTTGTCGGCGGCCGGTAGGCTGAGCCGGTAGTGCTCGGCGCGCGCTTCACTGTGCAGCTGGGCGATGGCTTCGAGCGCTGGGTGGGCGCAGATTTTGACGTCGACGCGGGCCTCGTCACGTAGGCCGTGGCGGGCATTCTCGGCGGCGGTCTCGGCCGCGTGGCGTTTGACAGTGCGCCATGCGCCGACGTTGAGGGTGGCGATGACTGCCTTGGCCGACAGGCGGGCAGCGGTGGGGGATGATGCGATGGTCATGTGGATATGTGTTTTCTGTTGTTGTTGAGGACTGAAAAGGGCCACCCCGTGAGGGGGAGCCCGATGAGTGCTCAGACTGAGGTGGCGAACAGCTGCTGGTTGGCGACCCACCACTCCTGCCATGCTTTGTTGGCCACGAGCTTGGCGCCCAGCCGGCCGAAGGCATCCTTGGCGCAGTAGGCGGCCATCACGCGGGGCAGCCGGCCGATGTAAGTGATCAGCGCGGCGGCGTACTTAGGCTCGACCGCTCGGCCCAGCATCGTCGCGATGAGGTACTGGGCGGCGGGCTCGGCCGGCACCGGCGCGCCGTGCGGGTCCATCCAGACCTGCTGCGGGGTCGGCAGCTGGTCGGCGAGCGCGGCGAAGGCGAGGAACTCGGCGGCGGCCGGCTTACCGATGGCGGCGCTGACCGTGTCGAAGTCGCGCAAGCCAGCGGCCCAGAGGTGGCCGACCGTCTCCCACGAGCGGTAGTCGGCCATGCGGAGCGCAGGGTCGGCCGAGGGCTTCCAAGCGTAAAGCGTGCGGCCGGTCGTGCTGCGGTGCCATGCGATGAGCTCGGCGCAGAAGTCCTGCGAGCCGGCCCACTCGGCCCATGCGTCAACCTCGTCCTTCCAAGAGCTTAGGAAGGTGGGGCCGTCCGACTTGGTCTCGCTCGATGGCGTTGCAATGGCAAATGCAACGTGGAACCGCGAGCGCAGGGGCTCGCAGAGGGCCGAGACGCCGGCCTTGTCGCTCGGGCGGTTCGTGGCGCCCCAGATGACGACCGTGTCGCTGATGGCGCCATCGTCGAACAGGCTCATGCACGCGGCTTGGACGTCCATGGGCGCTTGGCCGAGGTCGTCGAGGAAGAGCACCGTGGGCGCGTTCGTGTTTCGCAGCTCGTGGAGGAGCTGGAGGGGCAAGCTGCGGGTGAGGCCGGCGGCGACGTCGGGCACGTAGCAGCCACCGAGGTCCACGCGCTCGGCGAGCGAGGTGCGGAAGGTGATGAGCTTGCGGCCGGCGGCCTTGGCGGCAGCGGCGACGCGGGCGGTCTTAGCGCAGCCCGGGGGTCCCACGAGGAGGACGCGGCGCTTGGCGTTGAGGAGTGAGGCGAGGCGGGATGACGAGGTCATGTGTGTGTGTGTCTGTTTTATGTTGTTGTGGTTGATCAGGAACAAAAGAGGGCCACCCGTGAGGGGAGCCCGATGTGTTACCAATTTGCCGCCATGTGCCAGAGCAGGGCCCCGAAGAGGAGCCCGACGATGCAACAGGCGAGGGTTTCGACGAGTCGTTTGGGGGTCATAAGGTGACGAGGCCGTGCTCGGCCCAGTAGTGGACGGTGCGTTGCCACGAGCCTTGCAGCGAGCGCCAGACGCCAGAGTCGACGAACGCTTGAGCGTGCTGGGCGAACTGTTCGTGAGTGAGGGAGCCGTCTTCGACGGCCATGATGAAGTCGATGTGGTCCATGGTGGTTAGGCGTTGAGGGAGCTGATGAAGCGGGCGAGGTCGGCCTCTTCGGCGAGGTTTTCCAGTTTGCGGACGGCTTCACAGGCCGCGATGTGCGACGAGCGGGCGGCCTCGAAGATGCTGTAGTCGTCGGATCGGCCAGCGATTTGATAGTAGGCAAACGCAGCGACGCGGAGGTCATGAGCGGCTTGCTCGTGAGCTAAGGCGGCGGTGCGGGCGATTTTGAGTCGGTCGATGATGGTCATGATGTGTTTTTTGTTGATTGAAGCGGTGCGCTTCGTGAAGCCAACCGGCGGGGGTGAGCTTTACGAAACGGACCAGCGCGGGGGCTGATCGGGTTTCAGGGGGCGGCGCGTCCGGCGGGTTGGAGATACCAGCGTTGACGTCGCGGTGGGCTTGTTTTTGGGGAGTCCTGCCAAGGCGCGCGGTGAGGCTTGCCCCTAGACTCTTGTCCGAGGAGTTGAGGAGAAGCGGCGTTTCGCGGTGCGATTCGCTGCTGTTACTGCTCAACCAACCCTGACGAGAAACATGTTTACAGGTGTTGAGGTATGGGTCGAGCACAAAAACACAAAATGTATCCTGACTTTTGTAAGTGCATGGGGTTGTAGGAATTAAAATTTAGCATCATCCTCTGAAAAATTCTGTTCGGTGACGTGGTGGTTAAGTGATCTGGTTCGGTGAATAGGGTCCGGCGTTTCGTGACGGGGGGGGCTACCTGTTCGGTGACGTACGGCGATAGTTCGGTGTTGGGGTGTCGGAGCTATACGAAAATTTTTGTTCTGTATCAGCGTTTTAACTACTGTTTTTATGAGAGAGTAGTATGGGAAAACTAATGTGGGGAAAATTTAAAAAAAAATATATAAAAATCCCCCAGAGTCTTGGGCTAATCCTACTCTGAAGAAGCGCCTTGACGGGTGTGCGGCCGGCGACAACTTGGACACATGGAAAATTACCTGAGAGTGAATCCCCGCAGCTGGAAACGTGGTCAGTACAACGAGCGGATCGACGACTGGCTCTCAGAGCATCGCGACGATGCGACTGGGAAGAAGGTGTCATGCCGGCGCCGATACCAGCTCAGACAAATGGTGCGTGGCTTGTGCGTGCATTGCACTGAGCCCGTGGTGACCGGCAAGCGGCTTTGCGTGTACCACCTGAGCGAGCACCGGCAGCACTGCGCGAAGGCGTACGCCAAGAAGAAGGCCGAGGAGCTGAGCCGGTACGGGATGAGCGCGCATCGCTACCGCGTGCGATTCGACCGGTGGACGAAGCGGCTGGAGCATCGGGTCGGGAAGGGTCAGCCAGACGTGATTTAACCCTCTTCTGTAAGTGGTTGAAATAGTGGCCCTTGTGAAATCGTATGCCAGCGACTGGCAAATCGTTTCTAAGGGCCCACCGTTTGGTTTATGGGCGAAACGGCGAACAGCCTAGGCATAGGTAGGGGGTTAAACGAACAGGATCGCATAAGTGCATGACGGAACTGCGACTTACAACGTACTGCAAAGCGTTTGATCACGAGAAAACAAGGGCCTTAAAATCGATTTAACGGCAGGGGGGTTAAACGAACGGGTAGAAATACGCATTTGAGCTTGCGGGTGAAGGGGTGCGGGCCTATGTCGGGGCAATGGCGAATCCAAATTTCACTCTGAGAACTTTCGACTGGGTTTCGGTGCGTCGCGATTTCATTGAAGCCGACGAGCGCCCGACGTGGGCCGAGCTTGCGGCGAAGTACAAGTGCAGCGAGGACCGACTGCGACGCGCAGCGCAAGACGAGGGTTGGGCGACGTTGCGCGTGGCGCACTTAGAGAACCAGCTTAAGAACGGCGACGCGGCCGTGGCGCTGCTGCGCGCTGCGAAGATGGACACGGCCGTCATCGCAGCGGTGACCAACGTCAGCCTCAACGTCATCTCCAAGCTGGAGGAGATCATCGGCCAACTGGAGACGAAGAAGTCGGTGAACACGCGCGCCAACACGCTTAACACCGTGACGTTCGCACTGGGCAACGTGACGAAGGCGTTGAAGGACGTGGGCGTCGTTGGCATCCCCAAGGCGCTGAAACAGGCCGGCATGGAGGGCAGCAACGGCCAGTGGTCGGCGAGCATGGTGAGCGCGCTCAACGTCACCGTGCAGAACATCGTCGGCCAACAGGCCGCCCCGATGGCCAAGCCGGCACCGTTGGCTGCGATTTCAGCCCCTTCCGAGGGTCTGACCATGCCAGAGCCGGCCGAGGCCGAGATCGTCGACGCTGAGCCCAGCGCCGAGTCGGTACTGTAGCCCGCCGGCGGGTGTTCGATGACGGTCGTCACCGAACCGTCGACTCGGGGAGGGGGTCAGCGCACACCCGCCGCACCCCGACCGGCCCAGTTGCAACGCATAAACATTGCAGGAGCCAAGCGTTTGCATGAGCCAAGCGTTTGCAACAGGGCCGGCCGGTCGCGCTCGCGCCGCCCCCACCCCCCCGCCACCCCTGCTGCTGTAGCATATAGCCCTCTCACACCCCGCTACTATTTTTCCCTATTCACCGAATATCTTGAGGCTAAAAAATTAGGGCTTAAAAAATTAAAAAATCAAAATCCCTATTCACCGAGAAGGGTATTCTGGTCCGCATTCCTTCCAAGCTCAGCATGCCACGTTTTATCAGGCATCACCCGATACTCAGCCAGCTTTTCCGGCTGCGAGCGCACAAAGCTATCGTCTCGCCACAAGATTCGGTTGTTAGGTTGCGCGGCGATCTGACCGGAACCGTCCTCTAGCAGCAGGATGTGATAGCATTTGTGCTCGGAAGGATATTGAGAATACCCGTTGTCCGTGTGATCGAGGGTGAACCAGTACGAAGCTGGAACCATAATGCCGTCTCTGGTCCGATACTCGCAACCCATCTCCCGCAGGTATTCGTAGGCCACCACCGAAAAGTCCCAACCATGGCAATCCCAACTCTGCAACTCTGGCAACGGGTGCCTCGGACCACCCTTCACCGGCTCCGTGTGCCTCAGCTTGTGCAACGGAATCCGCGCCCACTGACTGCCAGCCTCCGTCATAATCGAAAAGTGCAGCGCCCGCGACGGCAACGACGTCACTCCAAAGATCACGCAACGGTCAAAATCGGTGCCATCCTCGACCTTCCCACGCAAGATGCCTTTGTCGACTAACCCATACAGGTGCTGCGGAACACTAGAGTTTAATGTGTGGTGCATAATTTAATTCCTACGATCCCGCTCATCGTCATTGTAGCGCCGGTGAATGAAGGGCAAAATTAGCAGCAAAATGCCGATCACGAAAATCACGCACTGGATGATATTATTCAACGTCTTCATCCTTGTTTGGGGAAGTGTAGCCGATGAAGTAACCCGCCACGAAACACATGAAGCAGAGAAAAATGTAGGCGAGCATGTTAATTATTGGACGGGTCAAAAGGTTTAGCTTTGCCCCCAGCCGCCTCTAAAACCTCGACGGCTTTAGTCAGGCAGATGATGGCGACTTGAGCATCCAGCGACGCACTGTCGTGGTCCGACTCTTTACGAATGGAGAGAATCCCCTCCGAATTGACCTCAAAGGTCAGGGTTGTTTTGGTGGCGGGCATAGGTAGAAATTGGAATTGTAGTTGGAGTAGGCGGCAACGTCTTCATCCGGTTCGTCGTTTAGGATAATGTCATCGTAGATCATGTAATTACCAGATGCCTTAGCATCGGCTAAACTTACGCAGACCTCACGGTCGTAAAACTTGGGGACGTACCCCCGATTAAACAACGAGAGGAATTGATCGTCGCGGATGATCGGAAGGTAGAACAAATTCTTTACCTTGGGCCGAGGCGACCCCTTGGAATGCCAGTATGCTTGAGAGCACCAATATTCCGCATTGAAACGGTTCGACGCATCGAGCTGGTAGGGCCCGGTCAATGTGCGTAGGTACGAGCTTTTTGCCCAGAAGAAATTACCCTTGAAGTGACGATACCACATGGAGCCAACGAGGTCGGCGCCACGGTCGAGGTGTTTTAAGCAGATCGGATAGTTGTCGATCACCCCGACAGCCATGTAGTGCATCCAAGCGAGGCCGTTTTGGAACTCCACTTCGTTCGTCTTGCTGGAGCCCTTGCAATGGAGATAGAGCGCGTAGAAATCTTCGTCATGGCTATCAAGCCACAACCGGTTTAACGCTGGATACTCAAAATCCGTCGGGCCGGCATCGATAATTTGAAGCCGGTTTTTTGGCATGCCCGAAGCGGTGAGCCGACCCACTAACGCCGACAAAGATCGGCCGAGATTGGGCAAGCCTCGATTTGAGCTGATATAAATCCTTATCGGTTTCTTGGCGGACATATATAAAAATCGTGGTAATTCTTAACACGTTGGCCGTACTCGCAAAACTCCTTATGACGACGCATCATCAAAGCGCCCGTCCAACCCTTGTTCCAAATGCTCCCGAGCAGCTCAGGCGTGGCGGGGATATCTAAGGCATGA